AATGGTGGAGTCCAATTTATACAAGCGTGTAATGAAAGTGAAATATTTCAATCAAAAGATAGAAAACTTAAAACAATTGATGTCCCATTTGATAATCCAGAAGAATATCAATCCGATTTGCGGAAGTTTAGGATGGAATATAATCATTCGGACAATAAAATTGTTTATTTAAGAAAACCTACTAGTAAGTGGATTAGGCAAGCAAACGAGCTGCTACAAGCTAACTTTGAGCACCGACGTATATTCTTTGCTTCTAGAGCTATAGATGAAGCATATAACAAACAAAGAAACAAAAGTATACCTATTGAGAAGTTAAGATTTTTAAGATCAGAAGAAGATATAAAGCAAGCACCTTCAGCTAAAATGATTGATTTTATTGAACATCAAGCTGATATGTTAGATTTGACAAAGAATGAATGCGCTCTAATTCAAATTACTACTACTTCCCAAGGAACTCAAACTTTCGACCTGCCTCCAAATCTACGTCGTCAAACTGGTCCAGACAAAGCTAGAAAAGATAGTTATTCAGCTTTGGTTTTAGGTAACTGGATGACAAAAGTCCATTTTGACTCAAATGATAAGGCTATTGATGATGTTTTTGAAACCTTCACTCCCATGTTTATTAATTAGTTGAAAGTTACTTTTTAACTTTTATTATACTTTATATGGAACTTTTGTTCTACTTTGTGTAATTATTTATAATGTCCAAAAGAAAATATACTAAACGCTCTGATTATTGGGAAAAATTCAATAAAGATAAAGGGCAACCATTGTCTGAAATGTTTGTTAGTGAAGCTGCCAACAACCAGTATGAACCTCAGTTGGTTGGTGAGCCGTTTTATAATTACGAATCCAAAGCTTACAGTAGGACATCTGTTAATGGAAACGATGTAGCATCTCGCCGTAATAATGCAGCTTTAGGGCCTAAAATCTTTCCATACGCTAATATTCGTAATGGGATGTCTCCTTACAACTATGGTATTGACGGAGTAAATGTAAGAGACGCTATTGAGCTTTGCCAAAAAGCATATTGTAACATTGCTATCTTTAGGAACTCCATTGATATGATGTCTGACTTTGCTAACTCTACTATGTATTTAGAGGGTGGCAGTGCAAGATCCAGAACTTTTATTAATGCTTGGTTAAAGAAAATCAAGATTTGGAACTTAAAAGATCAATTTTTCCGTGAATTTTATCGTAGCGGCAATGTGTTTCTTTATACCATTAATGGTAAATTTAATTTAGAAGATTTTACAAAATTACGTAATGTTGGCTTGATTGGGCAAGTTAACAAACTTCCTATTCGTTACATCATTCTTAATCCATTTGATATGGCTGCTAAAAGATCTACTTCTTTTGAAAATGGTCTTTATGAAAAAATATTAAGTGAGTATGAGTTAGAGCGTCTTCAAAACCCTAAAACAGATGAAGATAAAGAACTTTATGATGCTTTAACTCCTGAGATGAAAAAGAAGATTAATCAAGGTGGCTATTACACTGACGGTATGAAAGTCGCACTTGATCCTTCTAAGTTGCGCTATTCATTTTACAAAAAGCAAGATTATGAACCATTTGCTGTGCCATTTGGATTTGGTGTCTTAGATGATATTAACTTCAAGATGGAGATGAAAAAGATTGATCAATCAATCTGTAGAACCATCGAAAACGTTGTGTTGTTAATTACAATGGGGACAACGCCTGATAAAGGCGGTGTTAATCCTCGCAATATCAGCGCTATGCAAACTTTATTTCAAAACCAAAGTGTTGGTAGAGTTTTGGTTAGCGATTACACAACAAAAGCTGAATTTATTATTCCTGATCTTAAAAAGGTTATTGGGCCTGAAAAATATGAAATTGTAAATCAAGATATTAAAGAAGGTTTACAAAACATCATTTTAAATCAAGAAAAGTTTGCTAGTACAGAAATTAAAGCTCAAATGTTTTTACAACGTTTGAACGAGGCTAGAGACGCTTTTCTTAATGATTTCTTGCAACCAGAAATAAAGCAATTATGCAAAGATTTTGGTTTCAGAGATATTCCTACTGCAAAGTTTGAGACTATTGATCTTAAAGATTCTGCTCAAGTACAGCGTGTTATTACTCGCATGATGGAACTTGGCATTCTTCCCCCAGAAGAAGGTATTAAGGTTATTGAAACTGGAGTATTTCCTAAAGAATCTGAGCTTCGCAAAGCGCAAGAACGTTTTATTGAAGATCGTAAAAAAGGATTTTACAACCCTATTGTTGGCGGCATTCCTTTTTATGAGGGAGAAGAAGAAGTAGAAGTTAATCAAAATGCTACTCCTCAGTCTGCAGGAAGACCCTTAGGTGCTAAATCTTTTGCTAAAGAAAAATATAGCGTTGATGGTATAAAAGATATCGTTGATCAAACTAACCATCTTTATACCTATATGGTTGCTGAAGCTAAAACCGCTTTCAAAAAGAAAAGATTGAATAAAGATCAAAAAGAAATTTTATCACGTATTTGTGAGAGTATTATTGTTTCTACAGAACAAAAAGAATGGAAGCAAAAAGCTAAAGCTTGTTTAGAAGATAACAACTTAATGCTGAAATTAGATACCTTAAAAGAAGTATCTGAAATTAGTGCGAATCATCTTTTAGACGATTACGCAGCTGCTATTTTGTATCACAGCAATAAAAATTCCAAATTGCAATAAAAAAGTGTAATAAATACAGATGGATCAAGCCAAATTTAAATATACTACAAGTTTTAATTTTAGCATTCATGCTACCACAGATCTAGAGAATGATCTGAGCATTAGTCGTGCTTCCTTAAGTAACTTGCAGCCATTGATCCCAAAATCAGTAGATTTAGATAAAAATATTGATTTAGTGGGCGTTGCGTTTAACGCAGCAGTGGTTAATAAATTCAACAAAAATGGCGATGGTATTGATTCCGAAACCGCAGCTGAAATTTTAAAATACTTTGTTTACAAACCTACTAACATTGAGCACAAAAAAGAAAAAGTAGTAGGACATATTGTTAATGCAGGTTTTACAGATGTAGATTCAAATAATGTTATTACATCTAAAGAAGCTGTGTCAAGAAAAGATCCTTATTACATTTCTTTAGCTGCTGTCGTCTACAAAACTGTCAATCCTGATTTTGCAAATGCTTTATTAGCATCAGGAGACGAAGACAGTGAAGTTCATAATAAAATTTCCGCTAGTTGGGAACTAGGATTCAATGATTATCATATCGCTGTTGGATCTACCAACTTAGACGAAGCAAGAATAATTACTGACCCAATCGAAGTTGAAGATATGAAAAAGTATCTCAAAAGCTTTGGTGGATCTGGTAAGTTAAGCAACGGTGATCCTGTTTACAGGTTGGTTACCGGAGAAGTTTTTCCGTTAGGTATTGGGTTTACATCTAATCCTGCTGCCGATGTCCAAGGCGTTTTCATTGAAAAAAATGAAGACATAACGCTTAAAGATTCAGGCGATAGTTCAGAGGTTGACGAAAAGCCAACAATTTCTAGCGAAAATAGTATAAAAATTTCACAAAACAGTGAAAATAATGTAAAAACAGATAATAATACAGATATCATGGATACCCAAGAAATCATTAAAGAGTTCGGGAAGATTCTTGATAGCAAGCTTTCTGAAAAAGCTGAATTCTCGCAAGAGGCTGTTGCTAGCATCTCTAGCTTTGTCGCTGACAAAATTAGAGAAAAAGATGTCGAGTTCCAACAGGAGCGTGACGCCTTAGAGCAGCAGAAGATTCAAGCCGCTGAAGATGCTGAAAAGGCAAAAGCTTCTATCGCTGAATTGGAAGAGAACCTCAAAATCGCTCAAGACAAAATTTCTGATCTTGAGTCTTCTATTGCTACACAGCAAGCAGAAGAACTTTTCAATAGTAGAATGGAATCTATCGACGAAGGATTTGATCTTTCCGATAGCGACCGTGCTATTATTGCAAAAGAAGTTCAGGCACTGGATAGCGCTGAAGCGTCCTTCGAAGCTTATCAAGAGAAACTCAATTCTTTACTTCATCATAAGAGCAAAGCTTTTAAGTTGGAGCAAGAAGAAGAGCTCTCTAAGAGAGTGGAGCAGGAAGTTGAAAAACGCATTGCTTCTATCGCAACCCCAGAAGAAACGGCTACTCCTGAGAAGGAAGTAGAAGAAGTCACAGCTTCCGAAACTGATGTTGAGGAAGTTTTGGACAGAGCAGAAGCCTCTGAAGAAGCACCTGTTAATAATAACGGAGCTACTTCTCAAGAAGAGTCTCTTCTCGCTAAGTTCAGCAAAGCTTTTAACAAAGAAAACATTAATATTAAATACTAAAACATTATGGCACTTAGATTATTACCATTCAGACAATATTCTGACAATGATGTAGTCAATTTGTTTGCTAATCAAACAGTTGACTCTACGCCTAGCACAAACGGAAACGGTAGTGCTGGAGTTATGGTCAAAGTATTAAGCGGCAATCTCAATAAAGACGTTATCGATTTGATTGATAGCAGCTACCTCGGAAAGACTGACTACCCATTCTTGGGCGCAGACAAATATCCTACCGTGGCTTTGAGAGCTACTGCTGCCACTGCGGATGCTCCTGTCCTCGGTGTTACTTTGAGACAAACAGTCGAAACCGATGAGAACGGCGAAAAGCTTATC